ACCCGCGCCGCCGCCCGCCGCGGTCCCGCCGCCTGGGACGGTTCAGGATCCCGCCCCGGATCCGAATCTGACGCACGGGATCGCGGCGGCGATTGCGCGGGGCGCGCGGCGACGGTGGGCGGCGTGATCGACGTGGACGTCGTCGCCGCCGCGATGTTGGACGCCGTCGACCGGGCGATCGCGCCCCTGGCGAAACGGTTGGACGCGATCGAAACCGCGTTGTCGACCGTCGGCGGGCGCGTCCAGGACGTCGCCGCCGCCGCCGCGGTCGACCACGATCGCGTCGTCGAACTCGACGCCCGCGACATCCCCGGGATCGTCGCCCGCGTCATCGCCCCGATCCTGGAACGGGTCGCCATCCTGGACACGCGTGTCGGGGCGTTGGCGACCGTCCCTGACGCCCTGGGCGCGACACGGGAACGGATCGCGGCGTTAGAGTCCCGCCCGCCCGTTCCCGGCGTGCCTGGGGCACACGGCGCCGACGGCGCCCCCGGGAAGGACGGCGCCGACGGGTTGGGGTTCGACGCCCTGGCGGTCGACGACGACGGCGAGGGGACAATCGCCCTACGGTTCGCCCAGGGCGACCGGGTGAAAGTGTTCCCCGTGACGTTCCCGATCATGCGGTACCGGAAGGTCTGGACGTCCGGGGCAATCTATACGCGCGGGTCCGTCGTGACGTGGGACGGGTCCATGTGGCATTGCGACGCGCCGACGACGACGGCGAAACCCGGGACGGGGGCGGCGTGGTCCCTGATCGTCAAACGGGGGAACCCGGGGAAGGACGGCGCGACGGGTCCGTCGGGACCGCCTGGGCGCGATTGGGAACAAGTGTATGACGCACGGCGGGCGCGCTAATGGCAACCTACGTGACGATTCAACAGGCGATCGCGCATGTGCAGTTGCCGATCGTGATCGACACCGATCCGCCCGACCCGCGCCAAGCGGATTTGCAACTGAAATTAGATCAGGCGGAAGCGATCATCCTGGACTACATCAAGGGGGGACCGCCTGTCGTCAACCCGTTGATCTATCCCGGCGACCCGCCGTCGATCGACCCCGTGATCCAGGCGGCGATTTTGTTGGAATTTGCGGAATTGTGGCGGTTCCGCGGCGACGACCAATTCAAGGAAGGACCGGAACACGATCTAGATATTTCGCAACTGTCGCCGACGATTACCAACCTGTTGCGGCGGAAACGGGATCCCGCCCTGGCGTGATGCGATGCTGAACCGATCCCCGATCGCCAGTGGACGCCGTGTCTATCATCGCGTCACGGTCCAGAACCCGCCGCCGCCGCGCGTCGTCGACGGGTATCCCGCGGTCGACCCCTGGATCAACGCGACGCCGCCGGATTGGTTTGTCGACATCATGCCCGCCGCGTCGGGCGATCAGGAACGGACGAAGTCGTCGGGCGTCCTGACGCAAGTCTCCGTCATGGTCACGGGTCCGTATCGCCCCGACATCACGACGGCGTCGCGGTTGATCGATCAGGACGGGCACGCGTTGTTCGTCGTCGCGGTCGACGATCATCGGCGCCGCCATGTGGAATTGATCGTCGGCTGTTCAGAAGTGGCGCCGACATGAGTGAAGTACGCCTGTCGTTTGCCGGGTTGGACGAACTCCGCGCCGCGTTGCGGAATTTGCCCGACGACCTGACGGGCGAGGCAAAAACGATCGTGTTGTCGCACGGCGATCGCGCCGCCGCGAATATTCAAATGGGGTATCCGGTCGGTCCCTCGACGAAAACCCATGAAGGGGGCAACCTGCGCGCGGGCGTTCGCACGCGGACCCTGTCGGGCACGGGGCGGTTTTACGCGGGCGTCGAAGTGCAGTCGCGCGCCTATCACGCGAAACTCTACGAATTCGGGACGGCGGGCGCGCGGTCATTCAACGGCGCCAACCGCGGGCAAATGCCCGCCGCGCCGCCCGACCGCGGGTTCCTACCGGAACTCATCCGGGAACGGCGCGACATGGACGGGGATTTCGTCGACCTGTTGACGCGGGCGGGACTCGACGTGTCGGGGGGCGGCGACTAATGCCGACACTGCGCGCCGCGCCGACCGTGTCCGATTCGTCGTTGATCATCAACGGATTGATCGCGCTATTGGGGTCGGATGCCGAACTCCTGGCGTTGATGCCCAACGGCGTCTATTACGAACTCGCCGCGAAGGGGGCAACCCGCTACGTCACGGTCGCCCTGCGCGGGTCGCACGACGTCGCGGAATTCGGTCGGCGCGCGATCGAATACGGGGACTACATCGTCAAGGCAGTTGGACTCGACGCGCGGTTGCCCGCGATCGACGACATGCGCGCGGCGGCGTATCGCATCGATCAGGTCTTAGAAGATCAACCGTTCGTCGTCGCGGGGTACGAATGGATGACGACGTATCGAACCGAAGTCATCAACTATCCCGAAGTGGACGGGGAAAATCAGTCGTTGCGTTGGTATCACCGGGGCGGCGTCTATCACGTAGGGTTCGCGCCGACGGGCGCATCGGGTAGGAAAGGGAACCGATCATGATCAAAACAGGGCGGTACGGGGAAGTGTTGTACGACCCGTTGGGCGTTACGCCCGTCGTCGTCGTGTCGTTGAACAAGTGGAAAGCCTCGTTCAAAACCAACAAACAGGACGTGACGTGTTTCGGCGATGCCAACAAAGTCTACGTCCCCGGGTTGAAGGACGTATCGGGCACGGTGTCGGGGTTCTGGAACTCCGATCCGACCGCGTCGCCGATCCTGTTCGCCGCGACGGATGCGGAAGTCCCCGGCATGTTGAAACTCGTTCCGAATTCGACGGAAACCGCGTTCCATTGGTCGGGACTCGCCTACCTCGACGCCGACATTGATTGCACGGTGGAAGGCGCCCCCGCGGTATCGGGATCGTTTTCCGCGGCGGGTCCGTGGACGATGGCGGTTGGACCCTGACGCGGTAACACGGGCGCGTCGTGTTTCGTTCGCTAGCATTCCGCGGGCGCGGCGGGTCGTTGACCTGGGGGTACCGAACCGCCGCCGACCTGACAACCTGGGCGGTCAACCTGGAAACGACTGCCGCGGGCGGCGACGGCGTCTGGAAACTGACCGCGACCCTGGGACGCGTCGACAAATTCCAAATCCGGCAACGCCCGTTGTTGTTCACGGCGCCGCGCATCGGCGGGCGTTGGTGCTGGCCCGTCCTGGATTTACAGGTCGGCGAGTCCGCGATCCTGGCGAAACTTGGACCCCCCGAACAGTAGGGATCCCGTATGTCTAGATTTGTTCGACCCGAAACCGTGACGTTGTCGATTTCGGGCGGCGACACGATCACGATCCGCAAACGGTTGACCAACGGCGAACGTCGCGCCATGTTCGCGCGCATGTATAAGGCGGGCGTCACGCCGATGCAAGTCGACACGTTACAGACGGGACTCGCCGTCGTCGCGTCGTACCTGATCGACTGGACGTTGACGGACGACGGTGGGGCGCGCGTCCGACTCGACGGGGCGACGCCCGACGACATCGCCGTGATCGTCGACGGACTCGACTGGGATTCGTTCGTCGAAATCAAGGACGCGATCGAACAACACGTCGTCGCCATGGACGCCGACGCGTTGGAAAAAAAAATGACGAACGATACCGCGGTCGCGTTGTCAGTGACCTAGCGATCTGCCGCACGATGCATTGGACGTATAGCGACGTCCTGAATTTACCGGCGGATATTTACGACATCCTGATCGACGAATTGTCGAAGTCGCATGACGGGGACGAGTAACTAAACAATGGCGACGCCCCTTACCGGGAAATTGCAGGCCGACTTTTCCAGTTTCTATGACGCGGTCCAAACCGCCGACGCGTCGTTAGATACGTTGGAACAGGGCGCCGCGAAAGCGGAAATTGGCCTGAACAAAATGGTCGCGAATTTTTCCGGCCAGAAGATCATCCAGCAAGCGCAAACCGCGGTTGAAGCGGTCAACCGGATCGGCGACGTCACGGACTTAACAGAAAAGGAACAAGCGAAGTTAAACGCGACCCTGACGGACGCGATCGCCAAGTACGCCGCCCTGGGAAAAGAGGCGCCCGCCGATATGTTGGCGTTGGCGGAAGCGACGAAACAAGCGGACGAGAAATCCGAAAACCTCTTTACCCGTATCGCAACCGGCGTCGCCACGGGCGAACTACTCGCCCAGGCATTACAGAAGATCGGGGAAATCGGGTTAGAGGCATTCAAGCAAGTCGCGGAAGCGTTGCCCGCCGTGATCGAACATACCGCCGCCCTGGGCAATTCCCTCTACGAAATGAATTTGAAAACGGGTGCGTCGGTCGAATCGTTGTCCGCGTTCCGCTACGTCGCATCGCAAACCGGGATCGAATTCGACACGATCGGCACGTCCCTATTCAAAATGGAAAAGTTTTTGGGGTCGACGGGCGACGCCGCCGTCGCCGCGCAAAAACATTTAGACGGGTTGGGGTTGTCCCTCAACACGTTGAAAAACGAACGATCCGATCAAGCGTTCGTCGACATCATCGCCGCCCTGGAAAAGATCCCCAACCGCGCCGAACAAGCGGCGGCGGGCGCCGCCATTTTTGGCAAAGGGTTTAAAGACATGGCGGGACTCGCCGCCGAAGACATCCATAAATTAATCGGCGAGGCGGAAGAACTCGGATTGGTCATGTCGACCAAACAGGCGGCGGCGGCGCATGTCGCGGAAATTGGGTACAAGGCATTTGAACTGCAATTAGAGGCGGTCGGGACGCGCATCGGCAACGCGTTCATGCCCGCGATGATCGGGTTGGAATCGGTTTTACAAACCGGATTTAAGGCCGCGGTTGATCAAGCGAATCGCAGTCTAGAACAAATGGGCGGTGGCGGCGGGTTCCTGTCGACCGTCGCGAAAGCGATGGGGACGGGCAACGAAGCCACTGCCGCGCAAATCAAATTGTACGAATACCTGCGCGACGGATTGGTCGCCGTCGTGCGCTACGGGATCGAACCGTTGGTCACGGCGGGCGCGGAACTGGGGAAGTTTTTCGGCGAAGTCGACATCGTCGTGCGGGGCGCGGTTGTGGGATACAACGCGACGAAACTCGCGATCGCGGAAGTCGCGGAGGCGATGTTAGGACTGCAAAAGATTACGCAACCCTGGAACGCGGAACGACTGAACTACGAAACGTTCGCCTGGCACGTCATGGGGATCGAAGCGAAACAATCCATGGCGTCGCAACAAACCGCGATCGACGGGTTGATCAAGTCCGATAAGGAATGGGCGACGACGTCGGCGAACGCGCACGCGACCATTGAAGCGGGACTCCGCGGGATCGAAACCGCGAACGTCGATATTGCGAAAGTGATCAAAGACGCAACCGACGTCGCGCAACACGCCTACGGCGGCGTCGGCGATGCGGTCGACACGACGTCGACCAAATTAAAAGGGTTCGCCGCGGAACTGGCGAAACTGACCGCGGAAATTGATAAGGCGAAGGCGGCGGGGGCGCCCCTGGCGGAACAGGTCGCCGTGTTCGGGCAGGCGGCGCAGGCGGCGACCGACAAAGCGCACGCGTTAGGGATCGCGGTATCGGCGGATCTTCAGGCGGTCGCCGACGCGTTTACCGACAACCAAATCGGGACCATGTGGGCGAAGACGTTTGCCGACATGGAAAAACAGGCGGCGCATTTCGTCAACGAAGGGACCGCCAAAATCAACGCGGCGAACGAGAAAACCGCCGATTCGATCGCCCATAGTCAAACCGCGCAACTGGCGGCGATGACGGAGTACCACAACAAAGTCGCCGATA